CTTGCCGACTATTACAATGATGGATGGGTTGCTGATTGGGAAGATAATACTCAAGATAAATGGTTGGTTAAACAAACAAACAATAGCATATTAGTGGCAAATAGACATTCAGTTGTGAATACTGGTTTTCCTCCTTTCAAATCGGAAGAGTTACTCCAGGCCGCTCTTGATAATAACCGTGAAATCTTTGAAGCAGCATTAAAATGAGCGAAGCCATATACATAAAATGCAAATCAAAAGATGAGTTAATGTTTTATCTTACTTATGCTGAAAAGCAAGGGATAAAATATGTCTCACAAAATGGAACACTTGCGGCTGACATTAAGAACTTAGGGTTGACCCTTGCAATTAACAAAAAAGAAAACATTATTTATATCGAGCCAAATGATTAAAAAAGCACGGAAAAAAAGGGATGACATAATCAACAATCTACCTTATAGAGGGCAGAAGATTATATCCGACAAAATAGGATGCTCTCAATCATATATATCAACTGTATTAATGGGCATTAGGGATAGCTCAACACTTTTAAGTGAGCAGATATTAATGGAAGCCGAAATGTTGGCAGCGGTAAATATATGGCAGAATAAATATTGCAAGTTTGAAAGCACGTTAAATTATCCCGGAATAGATATTAAAAAAGATTCGGACTTTAAGCGGTCGTTATTAAGTTTATTATCTGAAGCAACGAAAAAAATAAAAAAAATACAATAACCTTAAAAATAAAATATAATGAATATAGAATATTTAAAAACAGAAATAATTCCGAAAAGGGAGCAAGAAATTAAGGATGGTAAAAATTTAGCAACAAGACAGCCTATTTATGTTGTCTTAGACCTACAAGAAAATTATTGCTCTGGTCATTCGGATTATACTCCTTCCGTTAATTATAGGGGCGCGGATTGGGAAAATGGGTATATTGATAACTCGCTTGATTGCGAAGATAGGGAATTTTGCGAAACCGATGAAGGAATGGAAGAACCCGAAGAGGTTACTAAATTTTATACTGATAGAATTATTGCTTTCTTTTTTACAAGTGAGGCCGCTTATGAATATTTAAAATATCAATGTCATAATTTATCAGATGCCTATGTATATGTATTTTATTCTGGCTATAGTAATAAGCAAATGGACGCTTTATTATGTAATATGTAATTAACCCCCGAAAGGGATAAAAACAAATAAGAATGAAACGGATAGAAATAGCAACCATATTGTTATCTGGAATAATAGAAAAAGAGAGGGTATTTAACATTGAATCGGATGTAAGTATTGCTCTGAGGTATACGGACGAACTAATAAAGCAAAATGAAGATTTTGAAGAAAAACTCAGAATAGATACAATCAATAAAAGAAGCAAAAGGCAGTTGAGTTTAGGTGTAAATATTAGAACTGACGTAAATCCAGAATTACTATGAAAGCACTACTAGCCACGCTCATACTCTTCACTTCCCTGTTAACTTTCGGAGGACATATAGCAAAGTTCACAAACTCTGGAACTATCTTCCGAACAGGAGAACCAAGAGTGGTGCAGTTTATTGATAAAACACAGGACTTCTTTGGAAAACCCTTGCAAAACATGAGGTACATTTGGGATTTTGGAGACGGAACGAAAAGTGACCTATCAAACCCTATTCATCAATACAATAACTGGGGGATGTTTACAGTTGATCTAACGGTTATTGATACAATTTCAAATATATCAAGTGACTATACAAAGCGAATAAATATTGAAAGATTTAGAGATACTTGTAGTGTATTTAACACTGTATTAGATACAATTTCTATATTTGACACTACTCATGTAATTGTGATTGATACCATTTATATCACAAATAATCACTATCTTAGAGTTAATAAAGACGTGGAATTTTACAATTTAAGTGGGCAGTTTATGGGTATTAAAAAAGAGAGACTAGAACCCGGATTTTACATTAAAGTAGAACAGGGGATAACGACAAAAATATTGGTGAAATAACACAAAAATTAAAAATCAAGAAAAATGAATCAGATAATCAAAATCCTTGATTGCAAATCAGGGAAAGAGCTGGAAATAGTAAGCTGTCCAGAAAACAAATGTAAGGGTTGTTTTTATGAGAAGAAATCCAAATGTCCAAATACGGTAAAAGGAATCATTTGTATTGGCATTATTTTCAAAGAAGTAAAAAAGGCGGAAACGAAATGAGAGTAAAAATAACGTTTGGTGTAAATTTTGAAGCGGATTGCGTGAACTTCGCTGTCAAATTACGCTGAACTACAAGCGGAAAGCAAATGCACGAATAGTCACTAACACCGCTTTTGAATTTACACATTGTGTGCGCTTCGGCGTTCATCATTGAAATACTGATTTAAAATGAAAATATTAAAGAATTATCAGAAAACAATTTTCGGAGTAAAGTACAAACTTTTCACCGTGATATTTAACAACAAAACGAAGCAATATTGTTACTATACAAATGCTTTAGGAACTTCAAATATTAGTGATTGCTGCATATATAAAAGCAAATCCAAATCGAAGATTTTCAATAAACACACATTGACTACAATTGGACTGTTTTACACTATTTACACTTACACATTCAAATGGACATTTGCAATTATTTTAGCCCCATTCTGGATGTATTTTGACGGCTGTAGAAACTTTATACGAGATAGGGCATGGCAGAATAATGTCAGATTTTTCAATTGGTCAAATATTATTTTGATAATTACACTATCATTGTGGCTTGCTTTACGCTGAGCGATAACTATCGGCTATATGTAATTATCTGCTATATGTAATATTTGGGTTAGGCATTTAATATATTAATCATTAAAAATTTAAAATAAAAGGAGGAAACAAAATGAACGACATACAAATAAATCTTATAAATAAAAGCGAAGAGTTAAAGAAATTATCTGACGATATAAGTGATTTAAAAAACTTTAACACTTATCTAAAAAGAGAAATGACTATTGATAAGCAATATAGATATAGTGATGTGTTCATTAAACGCAAGATTTTATTTTCATTTTTAGGGTTCTGGGGGAAAAAAGAAGAAATAACTATTCCTATTCCTGAATTTATGGTTGCAGAAATTGCCACTAAATGTCAAATGTGGATTAATGAGCTTGAAATTAGGGCAAATGAAATGCTTGATATGAAAGATAAAGTAAAGGAGGAAAAAAAATGACAACAATCTTAATATTAGCAATCTATGTAATTAACCAAATAATAGGAGAGATCATAAAATGAGTACAAAAGCATTTTGGATAGCAGTGAGTATAATGATAATAGTTTCATTGTCCTCGATTATTTTAAACACAGTATATTTTTTGAATGAACACAACAAAAAAATAGAGGTGAAAATTGTAGGACATTCCGAAAGGGATAGTATAATCAATGTTTACCGTCTTAAGACATTTGAAGCTAAAAGAATATATGATAGCGTAAAAATAGTAGACCCATGTAATCTTAAAGAAAGGCGAGAAAAATTAGATAAATGGCAAAATGATTTTGAGAAATGGGAATACTTTGTTAATTATAATAAAGAATTAAAATGACCCCTGAATATCTTATAACCCTTTACACTGCCAAGCTGCATACTTGCGATGTTATATTGTCCGATAAATGTAGCAAGGCAATAGATAGAGACATCGCACTTGAAAAAAAGAAACTTATCGAGGAATTTATCTTATATCTCAATAATTTATTAACTTTGTGAAATGTATCAGAAACTTAGTAATATACCGATAGAAATAACAACGTCAAACGAGGTGATAAACTACCTCTTAGATAACGGCTTTGTTGGTATTGTTAACGATTTAGGGTTATGTAATGTTGAGTATGATTTAGCCGACTTGCTAAGCGTATGGCATATGTTAGACTTAATGAGATGTACGGTATGAGAACAAGGGAAGAGTTAGAAGAAAAGCTAACGTTAAAAGAACGCGACTTTTGTTGGAAATATCTTATTTATCGCAATGGAGCTAAGGCAGCAAGGGAGGCAGGTTATAGTGAAAATACGTGTTCAGAAATAGCATACGAATACCTCAGAAAACCTCACTTGAAGGAATATCTTGAATTGATTAAAGACGAGATTGAAGAAGCGACAGGGGTTAATAAATTTAGACAATTAAACGAGTTATCAAAGATAGCCTATTCAAATATTGCCCATATCCATAATAGTTGGATCGAATTAAGCGAATGGGAGGATCTAAAAGAAAAGAACCCAGATGCGTTAAGTGCAGTTGAGAGTATTGACACAAAAACAGAAAACAGAACCTTTGACGAGGAAAATATTGAAGTCAAATATGTCAAGATAAAACTATACTCCAAGATAGCAGCAATAGCAGAAATTAATAAGATGCTTGGATACAACGCAGCCGTTAAAACCGAACTCACCGGCAAAGATGGGAAAGACTTAATGGTAAATGATTTATCAAAACTCTCAACTGAAGAGTTACTGAAAAGAGCAGAAGCGATGCGAACAATTAAGAGCGATGAAGTGTGAAGTGCCTATATATATTGAGCTTTTCAAAAGAAAGGAATTTGATAAGATACCCGTTTTTAAAGATAAGACGGGTTTTTATTATTTAAGCAAACCTCAATTAGATGCTCTAAATACGATATTCGATAAATATACATTTCAAATCGGGTATGGAGGTTCAGCACGTTCAGGAAAATCACAATTAATGTGTTTTGCACTTATATTTCTTTCGTTATCATTTACAGATACAAGGTGGTTAATAGGGCGGAAAGAGTTAAAAAATCTTAAAGCTACTACTATCCAAACACTTTATAAGACATTTAAGTTTTACGGACTTGAAAAGGATGTTGACTATATTTATAATGATCAACAGTCATATTTTGAATTTAACAATAAATCAAGGATAATATTAAGAGACACATTTTTCAAGCCTTCAGATCCTGAAATGTCGGAACTTGGAGGTTTGGAATTGACCGGGGCATTTATAGATGAGAGCGCAGAAAATATAATAAAACCAATAACTATAATTCAAACAAGGGTAGGCAACTGGGGAAATGATAGGCATAATATAAAAGCATTCGTTTTTGAATCATTTAACCCCGTAAAAAATCACGTACATGAAAGATACTGGTTACCTTATAAAAAAGGAGAAGAAACGGAGAGTAAAAAGTTTATCCGGGCATTAAGTTCTGATAATCCAAATCCGGAGGCTAGGGAGTGGGAAAAAAACATTCTTAAGACAAATGATATAAGAACAATAGAGCGACTATTAAAGGGTAATTTTGACTATGACGACGATGAAAATGTGTTAATATCTTATGATAAAGTAATTGATATGTTTTATAATTCATTTGTTGAAGAAGGTGACACGTTTATAAGTTCAGACATAGCGGTTACAAATGATAGTTTTGTTTGTTGCGCATGGAAAGGATTTAGATTAGTTGAATTAAGTGTAATAAAGAATGTCTCAAAACCAATAAGCACACTAACAGAAGCCGGCGAGTGGGTTAATAGAATAGATTTTACGCCTCTCGTTAATGAGTTTAATAGGTTATCAAAAAAATGGAGCGTGCCACGTTCTAATATTTGTTATGATGCTGACGGTATAGGACATAAATTAAGAAAATTCCTTTCCGGGGCAGTGGGGCTAAATAACGGGAGGGCAGCAACAGAACCAGCATATTCAAATCTTAAAGCTCAAATGGCTTTCATGTTTGCTGAAAAAACTAACGAGAATCAAATATTTATTGACTGCGAGATACAACCAGACATAAAAGATAGGTTAATAAAAGAAATCGGAGCATTCAGGCGCATATCTGATGTAGGCGAAAAATTAAAAATAAGTCCTAAATCAGAAATTAAAACTATGATAGGGCATTCGCCTGATATATTTGAGGCTATGATTTATAGGATGCTTTTTTGGATTACTAGAAAAAAATAAAAGATATTATCGTATTAATATATAAATGTCTTATATTTGTACAAAATATTTATTGCGATGGGTCTATTCTCATTTAAGAAAAAGGTTAATACAGAGGTTGAAAGTGAAAAGTCTGGTTCATTTATTCAGGAACTAGATAAGTCGTCTGAATTAGAAATAAACTTTCAGGGATATCAAGCCAATTCAGAAAAATATTGCTCCGAAACCCTCCAGTTGATGTATGAATCAGTAAGCCAAGTAAGTAGCTTAATTAACTACATAGCTACAAAGGGAGCTGAAATACCAATCAGACATTATAAATATCAAAGTAACGGTAAAAAGAAATGGCTAGGAGAAACGGAAATACAGAAGCTTATAGACAATATATCTATTCAAGATTTAATAATACAATTTCTTGTCCATGGAAATGTATTTATACAAAAATATAAAACTCCCGGATTTGCTATACCAACAAGAGCATTAATACAACCATCAAATAGGTTTTATGTTATTCCACAATTTACGCAAGATCAGTATGGCACACCTATAACAACAAAAGATGTTTTTGAAAATGATGTTACAGGGTATAAAAAACTAATTGATAGTGGAATACTTAAGTCATACAAGAAAGAAGAAATCATACACATTAAGGACAATCAAGTAAATAAAAACGGGCGAGATTATTATTATGGCACTTCACGGCTATATGCAGCTGCTTCTGAAAATGACACGTTAAAATATTTAGCAGAAACGATAAACACTATATTAAGCAAAAAAGGTGCATTAGGATTTATCTCAAGAAACTCAAAAACTAACGAAGTCGACCCAATGATGTATCAAGAGTTGACCAAGAAAGCAGAAAAGAAAATAAATAATAGTTACGGAACAACAGGGGGGAGAAGGTCAATAATGGTATCTGTTGCAGATTTAAAGTGGAATGAAATGGCTTCCCCGATGAACAATTATTTACCGATAGAATTAACAGCACAAGGATTTAGACAATTGTGTAATCAAATAGGGGGCGTGCCTGATATTCTTTTTAATGCTGTTAGCAATGCGACATATAACAATATGAATGAAGCAAAATCAGCTATGTATGAAAATGTATTGTCACCTATACTCACTCATTTATATACTGAAATATCTAAAGATTTAGGAATAACAATTTTAAACGAGTGGATAGAACCAGATTTTTCAGAGGTAGCCGCAATGCAGAAAGATAAAAAAACAGAAGCCGAAGCTCAAAAAATAGAGGATGAAATGATTAGGGCGAGATATGACAATAATGAAATAACATTAAACGACAAATTGACAGCAATGGGATTACAACCCATGGCGGATGGCAATAAATATAAAAAAGACATTGAAGTTCAGCAAACAATTAATGCAGAAGATAATGGAAGCGAAGATATATAATATTGAGAAGATAGATAGATGCAAAGCGTATGATGCACCTGTTATTGATGTCAGTAAAGAAAAAGGAATCGTAAGGGCATATATTAATAAATTTAATGTACCTGATACATATAATGAAATGAGTTTAAATGGTTCGTTTCAAAAGACATTTAGGGAAAGATTAAAAAAAATGTGGTGGTTATTAAATCACGAATGGGAAAACTCATTAGGTGTTACATTGTCACTAGAAGAGGATCAAATAGGGGCAATAGCAACAGGCAAATTTAATCTTGAAAAGCAAATCAGTAAGGATGTTTTTAGCGACTATCTCTTTTTTGCAGACAATGGGAGAACATTACAGCATTCTATCCGTGTAATACCTATCAAATATATTATTGAAAACGATATAATGAAGGTATCTGAATGGAAGATGTCCGAATGGTCTACATTAACAAGACCCGGAGCGATAGAAGATACACCAATGATTTCCATTAAAGAGGCAAGAGAGGAAATTGATATGCTTAAAAAATCAGATCAATATCCCTTTTCCGATGAAAAATTAAAAGAGTTTGAAGAAAAAATATCAAGACTTGAATCACTCATAATTAAAGCCGAAGAAATCACTTTAAAACATGAGTCGACAAGAAAGATAAATGAGACAATAAAATTTATTAACGAATTAACATTTTAAAAAATGGATGAAGAATTGAAATTGCTAAAAGAAGCAATTGAACTAAAATTAAAAGGGGCGGTATCTA